TTAATGATAGCCCCAACAGAACGTCAAGCATACGCTCTGTTTGAGAAAACATTAAGCTACATCTACAAAAATGCAAAAAAACTCATTAAAAAAGGAAGACATAGACCAACAAAATCGAAAATTAGTCTCAGCAATGGTACGATTATATGGTGTTTACCTACAGGGCTTAGCGGACTCGGTATCCGTTTTCTTACAGTGCACAGACTTTATGCTGACGAAGCATCCCGTATCCCTGAAGCCGTATGGGATGCAGTTACTCCCATGTTACTCACAACTGGTGGAGATACAATCTTGCTTAGCACACCTTGGGGAACTGACGGATTCTTCTACGACGCACTCATCAACAAAAAAGACGCCTTCAAAACCTTTACAAGGTTCAGAACAGACAGTCTCACAGTTGTCTCAGAAAGACTAATTTGTGAGACTTGGACTCAAGAACAACGAGAGAAAGCAATCGCTAGACTAGAACAAGAGAAAGCGAGAATGAGTGTCTTAGCTTACGCTCAAGAATACATGGGACAGCCTTTAGATGCCTTAAGACAAGTCTTCCCAGATAAACTACTAAAACAAATAATGTGCCTAGAACGACCCGCAAACGTCTTCCTGAACGCAGGAAAACGATACTTTCTGGGACAAGACATAGCAGGTATGGGTAAAGATACCAGTACTTGGGAGATATTAGATGCAACCGACAAAAATAATATACGACACATTGAACACATTCAGAAAAAAACCATTAGGACTCCGGAACGAGTTAGACTTACGTGTGACCTTGAAAGGATTTACAACTTTAGACAAATTGGTATTGATGACGGTGGCTTGGGTGCTGGAGATTTGGACTACTTACTACAAAATCCGAGAACAAAGAGAAAAATACAAGGTCTCAATAATTCTAAACGACTCTTAGACAAAGACGGCGAAAAAAGTAAGAAACTCTTAAAAGAAGATATGTATAATCACCTCTTAGCCCTGATGGAACACGGCGAAATCAAATTACTCAAAGATGAAGATATCTTCCACTCGCTTAGATCTGTCCAATTTGAGAACACAAACGGCAAAATTAGATACCATGGTTCCAATACACATATCTGCGAAGGAATAATTAGGGCGGCGTGGCTATCTAAAGCAAAGTATTTAAACTTGTATATCCATTATACTTAGTATGGCATACATAATGACTACTGAAGCCGAGATACAACAGAAAAGCGGTGCTAACGTAAACGTTGCTTTTAACACTGCAATGATGACAGCGGCAGGAATAAGAGCAGAATCTACTATTAACGCTATGACAAGATACAACTTTTCCGATAATTACGCAACCCTCAACGTTGACGTAAAAGGAATTTTAAGCGACATTGTCTCTAGTTTAGTAGCGATTGAAGCCATATGTTACGATATGTCAGGTTATACAACTAGGACAGAAGCAGAAGACATAATTAACGTCTTACGAGATGGAGCATTACGAGGTTTGAGTATCTTAAGAGAGATGAAAGTACAGGACTTCATAAATGGTGCATGATTTTAAAGCATTTCCTGAATTAACTAATGACCAAATGAATTATTACTACTTCATGAGTCCACATAAACAAATATTCGAAGACTTCGAAGCAACTGTTGTAGACGTTCATGACGCAGACACAATTAAACTAAGATGGTCTCAACGTGACTTTGATTTCGACATACGATTTTCTAACGTATCGGCGAGAGAATTAAAAGAAAACCCTGCGAGAGATACAAGTTCGCAAATGAGTTTAGACGGAAAGACTGCACAGGCTTGGCTAGAAGCTAAGATTTTAGGGAAAGTAGTAACTATAAAAATTGACAGAAATAACCGAGTAGGAAAATTCGGAAGACTCCTAGGACGTATAGAATATAACGGAATGGACGTAGGCGAAGAAGAAATTTATTTAGGAATTTGTACTTCTTGGGCAACAAAAAACGACGGGAAAATCACAAGCCCGATAAAAGAAAAATGGTATTAGAAATAGGCGGCTTATTCAACGAAACAAAAGTAACGAATTTACAAACTTCTAATCAAGTTGAACGATGGCAACAAGATAGCTCCACTCACTGGCAAGATTATGACCATATGGGAACAACTGCACATACAATCTATACTGTACCTGCAGGTAAAACTTTATACATTACAAGTATGATATTGAACTGTACTACTGTTTGGAACAATACTGGCGAACTAAGAGACGGTGGTGTTGGAGGAGATATTTTAATCTCATGGACAGGTTCAACTTCAATAAACACAGGAGTAAATACTATTATCTTTGATGTACCATTAAAGGTTAATACTGATTTATATTTTAATGAAAATTCTGCTACAGGTTCAGTAAGAACAACATTCACAGGGTGGATAGAATGAAAATACTCTCATATATTGAAAAAGATAATAAAATTGTTATAACAACAGATTCGGAAATATTACCCGAATGTGTATATTTCAAAGATAAGTTTAAAAACTTGGCTACCCTTACTTTAGAAATAGAAAAGAAAATTATAGAAGTAGGCAAGCGTAAAGCTAACAAAGATATCAAATATAACCAACTAAAAACAGAACTGGATGCAATTAAAAAATGATAGACCCAAATCTTATACAAATGGTTAAGGAATTAGGATTCCCTGCAGCAGCTTTCTTCGCATTATTTTATTTATGTATTGTAACAATATCTAAAAACACCGAAGCAATTAACAAACTAAACGATATGATTATCGGAATATTAAAGAAATAAAATGGCAGAAACAAGAATATCAAGTGCGGAATCTGGAAACTTTACAGCAGATGACTACAGCGTCGATGCAGTACAAACAGACGCAGCAGATGGTCAAAAAGAGTATACATATCAAATAACAAAATGGACAGAATGGTTAGGATATTATAAAACAATTCCAGAACTTAAAATATCAATAGACGCTAAATCTACATGGACAGTAGGAAAAGGATTCAAAAGTAGTGAAGCAACAGAAATAGTTTTAGGCACTATAAAAGGTTTCGGAAAAGATTCTTTTAATTCAATTTTGGCTAATATGATACGAGTCTATCATATCGCAGGCGACGCTTTTGCAGAAATTATAAGAGACAAAAAAAACAATAATGTATTAGTAAACTTAAAACCTTTAAGCCCTGATTCAATGAGAACAGTATTTAATTCTAAAGGAGTAATTTTAAGATATGAACAAGTGGACAAATTATCTGGAAAATCAGTACATAAATTCAATCCAGAGAGAATTTTACATTTAAGCCGAAACAGAACAGCTGACGAAGTGCATGGCGAAAGTTTAATCAAATCTGTTGAGTGGATTATCTTAGCAAGAAACGAAGCTATGTCCGACTGGAAAAAGTTACTACATCGTAACGTATTCCCGCCGAGAATCTGGCACTTAGATACAGACGAACCTACAGAGATTGCAGCATTTAAAGCAAAAGTTGCAGCATCTAAAGGCGAAATGGAAGATATATTTATACCAAAAGGATTGGTTGAAACAGAAGTAGCAGGCGTTGCACCAAATGCAACCCTGAACCCTTTGACTTGGATTGAAAAGTTAGATGAATATTTTTATAATGCATCAGGCGTACCAAAAATTGTAGTCGGTGGCGGTGGCGGAATTACAGAAGCAGCTGTTAAAATTGCTTATTTAGCTTTTGAGCAAACTGTCGAGAACGAACAATTATATGTTGAAGAACAAGTTTTAGCCCAATTAAATTTAGAAATAGATCTAGAATTCCCCGCATCATTACAGAACGAAATGATAAGCGACATGGGTAAAGAAGAAAGTATGCAAGCAGCAACTCCAGAAGATACAGCAAATACTAACGTGGGCGTAAGTCCTGCAGGAGCAGAATAATGGGAATTTGGAACAGTGTTAAAAATATGGCTACGAGAGTCAAAGAATCTGTTAAAAAATCATATAATACTATGGATAAACAGGTAGGCGGATATTTACCAGGCGGAAAAACTCCAACAGAGATAAAACAAGAAAAAACTCAAAAATATACAAACCCGTTTTTGTCAGTTGAAGGACAAAAAGAAAGATTTAGTGCAGTTGCAGACGTTTACAAAGACGCATACAGCAGTAAAGAACCAGAAAAAACCTTAGTTTATAGCAAATGGGGTACACATGACAAGAAAAGTTCAGCAGATAAAGACTATAATCCTGCAGAATCTAACGAAGGAGAAATAAAAAACTCTGATGGAAGTATTGAACCTAAAAAGTCAAATGGTCTAATGGCTACAGCAGGAGCTATGGAGACAAATCCAAGTACATTAAGCAGAACATTCCCAACAAACAGCGTAAATACTAAAAAAACATCTACAATGTTTGAAAAAATGCTAGTAACTCACAATATGAACCCTCAAAACTCAATAATTTTGATGGAATCGTTAGGAACTTACCCTTTTAACAGATTTGATAGTAAAGAAGCACTTAAATCTCTTTTAGAATCAGAAAATCCAGGAGAATTACTAGACAGGAGATTATGGGATGAAATATTTAGTTTAACACCATATAATAATGTCCAAAAAAAGTTAAAAGAATTGTATAAAAAAGCTATTGGTCAAAATAAAGTAAACAACCAACCAAGTGAACAAGAAACAAACCAAGCAAACGAAGACGAATACTGGGCAGCAATAGAAGAAAGACGACAACTAGCAAAACAAGAAGAACGTGCAGACGATGAAGCGTACTGGGCAGATATATTGGCTAAAAACAATGCTAGAAAAGAAGAAGACGCTAAAACTGCACAAAAACAGTACGAAGAAACCCGAAAAAGTAAACTAAATTTCGGCATAATATAATCCAGAGGTGGATAACATGACAGAAGAAAAAACAGTAATTGAAGAAACACCAGCTCAAAACATGATAGAAAAAGCAAATATAGCAGCTGACAAAATGAAAGCTGAAAATGACCGATACGAAAAGTTAGTTGAACGTCAAGAAGCAACCAAAGTCACAGACCTTCTAGGTGGTCAAAGTGACGCAGGTCAGGAACCAGTAAAGAAAGACCCCAATGCAGGTGCTAGAGAATTACTAAAAGGTACAGGTTACGAAGACATGGAGTTTCCAGAATGACTGGTCAAGTCGAAATCGTATTCAAAAACCCTGAACATGCAGAGGGTGTAATATATAGAAAGGAATGTAGAGTTTGCAAAGAACAAAGACCTTTTTACTCAGGAAGTGAACGAGACCATCAAAGCGTGTGCGGTAATTGTTGGGTTTGGTAGATTTCTAAAAATACCAAAAATCATAGGGACTTAGATGAAGGAACCTTCAAATCCAAAGGGGATTCTCATGATCCTTCTTTTATCAGTCAATATGATTTCACGAATTTTGTAGAAACCTTTAAATAAATCCTTTCTCTATAATAAGATATATACTTAACGAGGTACTATTCAAAATGGCTAACGAAGCAGTTATAATCGAACTTTTAGGATATCCAAGAGGGCAACCTATCCAATACATCTGTGTAGATGGAGACGTATTTCCGAAAGGAACAATATTAAAATTATCAGACAACCGAGAAGCAGACTTATCCTCAGCAGTAGCTGAAGTATGTGCTGGAATATGTGCTATGGAAAAGGTAGCTTCTGATGGTAGCACTACAGTTACAGCTTATACTAACGGAATCTTCGATTTACTTGAAGGTAAAGCTGCAACTATCGCAATCGGCGTACCAGTTAAAATCAGTGGAGCTAATTCTATTGAAGAAGCTGAAGCAGGTGACGCAGAAACTGGCGTCTTATTCGGACACGCACTTGCAGCATTTAGTGGAAGCGATACACAAAGCGTAAGGGTACTAATCTAAAATGGCTGACGAAGCAATAATTGTGGAACTGTTAGGTTACAAGAATCTTGGAGACATTATTCAATACACAGTAGCAGACGGAACAGCTATTGCTAAAGGTGCA